GCACTATTGCACTTACCAGTGATATACCAACAAACAATAACCAATTGACGAATGGTGCTGGCTACACTACAAACACTGGTGATATTACCAACGTTGCGGTAAGTGGCACAGGACTTTCAGGTGGTGGTGCAAGTGGCAGTGTTACAATTACAAGTAACGCCACAAGTGCAAATACCGCTAGCACTATTGTTGCTAGAGATGGAAGTGGAAATTTCAGTGCTGGTGTTATAACTGGTACTAGTACTGCAGCACGTTATGCTGACTTGGCAGAAAAATATACCAGTGATGCAGATTATGATCCAGGAACTGTATTAGTTTTTGGGGGTGATGAAGAAGTTACAGAATGTAACACAAAATATAATAAGCGTATTGCTGGTATTGTAAGTACTGATCCTGCATACCTAATGAATAGTGAAGGTCTAGGAGTAACAGTTGCTTTATTAGGGCGTGTACCATGTAAAGTTATTGGTGAAATTCGTAAAGGTGATTTAATGGTATCTAGTGATACACCAGGACACGCACAAGCATGGAACGATGAGAGCAATCCTCCAGCAGGCAGCGTTATTGGTAAAGCACTGGAAAACAAAACGGGTGCTGGCGCAGACGTAATAGAAGTTGTTGTAGGTAAGATCTAACATGTCCCAGGGTCGGTTTTATACCGCAGATTACACTGGCGAAACAGTATCTCATAATGTAAGTTGGAAAAACAGGAACGATCCAAATAGTATGATTTGGGTTGAAAAAACTATTATCAACGATAAACATAACGGTATTGCTCATATAATAGGAAATAGCACTAGTAGACAAGGATTTGATCTCAATTTACTTACAGGGCAAACTGGTGGCGAGTATGGCGCTCAAAGTGTAGGTCAGACATATGGTTGCAACCTATTATATAAAGATTTTTCACCAACGTTTTTAATTTGTATTAACAAACAAATATGTGCTGATATAGCACTCACTGAATACACAAAAAACAACATAGTTTACAGTAATGTGAAAAATATAATAGAACACGAAGGACATTTTTATCTATATCCTCAATTGTTCACAGGAAATACAGGAAGTTTGGCACTAAGATTAGCGTGTGCTGATGGACATAAGAAAATATATATGATAGGAATGACAACATATAGTATGCCTGAGGATAACATTTACTTTGATACTCACGATGCTTATTGTGCAGTGAACACAGATGGTGCAAATAATAAATTTATATCTGATTGCACAAAAATATTTTTAACATATAATGATGTAGAATTTTTTTATGTTGCTAGAGATCCTGGACTTATGCCGGAAGAATATAACTGGTGCCCAAATGTAAAAGAAATAACATACAATCAGTATTATAGTTTAGCAAGTTTAGGTGCAATCGCAAGGTAACCTATAAGTTACACATTGTATCTTCTATTGTTTTAATTTTACTAATTATTTCATCTACTTGAAATGTTGTAAAAACGCCAGGATGTAATGGCTTTGGCCAACTATCTAGTTTGCTCCAAGCATAACCTTTATGTTCTTCATTTAACTTAGGTACAAATTCTTCTTCTATCAAACACACATATGTAGTATATGTAAAATTATTTTTACTGTTTGTAAACTTTTCAACAGGAATTGTTTTTAGCACTAATGGCATAAAGCCTATTTCTTCTACTATTTCACGTTGTAGTGCAGTAAATTCAGTTTCATTCTTTTCAACTTTGCCACCAACAAATGCCCAAGTGCTGTCATACCTTGCACCACTACGTAATACAAACAAGTATCTACTAGTTTTTTTGCTTAAAAAAAGTGCACCTACACTTTGATTAATTTGTTTATTTGACTGACTCATTTAAACTATCGATCACACTAAAAATATTTGGTTCTTCACCATATGGATTATACAGACACTTATATTTCCTAGGACAATTCTTTTCTATTGCCATTTCATAAGTTCTATTTTGTCCTTGATATATACAAACTTCATCACCGTTCTTTGCTCTTATTCTTTTTTTGAGCATACAAGTAACCATTTTGGGGTTTTTTGTTATTCCTTGATTGAGTTTCTGATTACGTGAATATTCGTTCTTTTTTCCGTATATTTTTTTATCGCCTTTAGGCTGATACATTTTACCACCTGCATCTATTGTGGCTGGAGTAAAAATAAGTAATACAGATATTATAATACTATAGACCAATCGCCTGCCTTATATTCGCCTTCATAAGACTTAATCCACTCTGTACCAGTCCATTTATATTGTAAATTCGTAGTAGTATTAGTTACGTAATGTATGCCTTGTTCAGCACTACTATCAAAAGCAATTTGCCAATCAGTACCATTATATTCTATAATATCGTTTGCACTTGCAACCAAACTTCCCCAAGCATCAGGGCCATCTGTGTTCGAACTATTACCAATCGCATTTAGTATAAGATATCGTTGGCCAGTTGCTGCAGTTGCTAACCCTGCATCAGGTCCACTTTTAAGAGGATTTATTATTTTTGTTATAGCAGGCAAGTCGTTTGTTGGTATAGTATCACTTTGTACTGTCCATAATAGTTTGTGAGGATCACTAGGATGAAATGCTATTGTACCAACAATTTCAGCAGTGCCTCCAGTTTCTAAACGTAGTTGACTTATGCCACTTTGTAATTCACCATATTGGTTTATAAGTGCTGCCCAACTTACATCATCTGTGCCTATTTTTTCTGGTGGATCGTTTAATGGACTGTATTCTACTTTATTCGTTGTTGTTTCATTTCTATCTAGTATCTGTACAGTATTGCCTAATACAATAACACCGAAATTCATAGGAGTAAACTTTTGTCTTGTGCCTAACAGTATTTCTCCGTCAATTACACCGTCTGCAATTCCACCATTATCATCATATATACTTGCAACAATTTTATTAATGACACCTAGTTTTTTAACTTTTGCAGGTGCACTTAAAAATATTGGCACTGTGAATTGCAATGTAGCAATATCTATTTGATCATCAACACCTTGTGGTATTGATCTACTAGTAAACTGTGTACCAGTAAGTTCTATATAACTTAGACTTGTCCAATCCAAGTAGTTGTCTGTGCTTTGTATTTCCAGTGCAGGGTTAAAAAGAACAAGAAGTTGTTCCAATAATTGTAGTTTTTGATTTGTGTTACTTGTCCATATATCAACACTCATTTGTAGGGTGTAAGGAACAGGCATCATTCTTTCTATAGTAAATGCGTTTCCTTGTTGTGTAGTATAACTATTAGTATTAGCATCAAACTTTCTCATACGTATATGTTTTTTGTCTACAAAAGTTGGATCCTGTCTACGCTCTGGATTATACTCTAAACCTGTAATATAGCAACTTATCATAGGTGTTGGTAATATTTTATTTTCACTATTCTCTCTTACAATTGAACTTACCATACGTGTTGCATCACCATACTTTACAGGTACAGTTTGTAATGTAGTAAGTCCATTTCTGTCTTTACCATACTCAACTTGAAAATTACTGAAAGCACGAATAAACTGTAATAAAAATCTTCTTATTTGTTGATCATAGAAAAATTGTTGTGGCATTAATCTTCTCTAGGTTTAAGTGCTTCACTTAATGATTGTCTACTGTTTTGTACAGTATTGTCATCTGCAATAAATGTGCCAGTGTTGTTGATAAATCCGTCTCTTTGTGTATTTCCTGTACCAGGAGTAAGTTTACTACGTACATCATCTTCTATTTTTACCCATCGAGATCCATTATATCTAAACAGTCTATTTGGTAAAAAGTCTAATCTTAAAACAAAATCGCCTTCTTGCGAGTTACTAGGAAAACTTGTGCCCATTGTTACATTTTCACCATTAGGAGCAAGTCCATCACCTACCAAGTAACCACTATATGCGTTTGTATTCTGTGGTGTAATTCTTCTAGCATCTGCACTTGCATCAATATTGTCTGCATTAATTTGTGTATCATCTGCATTCACACCTTTTGGTTCTAAAGGTGTTCCATCAGGTCCTGTAGGCACAACATAATATTGATCAGTCTTATATCCGCTTTCTGGAACCTCTGCTTCGGCGGCAGCAACAACTTTATTTGTAATTTCTAATTCTTTATTGTAAGTAGAAAGTAAATCACGTAGTGTATTTGTAGTTTCGTTTCCGTCTTTGTCTTTTTGTAGAACATTAAGTATATCGTTATATTCTTGTGAATCTACTAATGGCGTACATTTAATACGCCATAAATGACTCCACCAAGTAGGACTAAAACCTTCACTAGGTCTTGTGCCTTCCTGTACTACATAGTAACGTTTAAGACTTAGTTCTACACTTTCATCTAATGCACTGTAATCTGTTAGATGAGGAAGTTCTATAACATCACCTGGCATAAGTTTACGCCCTATGTTGTTGACCATATCATTTTCATGCAATGTAATAAACAGTGTATCGTTTGCTAAAAATAATCCAAACTGACTTAAATCAAAATCTGTATCTGTAACACTATATATACCTCTAAGACTATAAATGTCTTGGTCATATTTTCTATCTCTATTCTCTAAAAATAAAAAATCCTGTATACCCAGTGGATCAGGTTCTATATAATTAGGCTGGCTAGGATCATCACTTTGTCCTTGACTTTGTATTCCAAGGTACTTGTGTACGTTTAGTCCTGTGCCTCCAACAGTAAACATTTCTTTAATTCTTCTATCAAAGAATCTATAATCGTTGGTGTGAGCACCGTCTTTCCATAGTGATATTCGTGGCATGTTTTTTCCTTACGTACTATTTATCGTATTAAATAAACGTATGAAACTTGATTTACATGGACTTCCTATACATAGTGCATGGAGTGTATTTAATAGCAAAATACAAGATGCTTACTATGAGAAATTGAAATATGTAGTTGTTGTTACTGGACAAGGTGCTATAATGAAAGAATTTCCTGTATGGGTAAGTAACCATCCACACACAAAATCATGCACTAGTGCCCCACATAATCCAGGAAGTTTTAAAGTTTTCCTTATAAAATAGGTTGACAAGACAGTATACTGTGTTACTATGTATTGTAAGGAGAGACATAGATGATAGACACAGTTTTAAATAAGATTAATTCAAGATTAAACACAGAAGAAATTACCGGCAATGTTGAATTATGTACATTTAATGAATATAAAGGATTTAAACGTAGACGTGGCATCTATGTCATATATGATAATGAAAAAATAATATATGTAGGCAAAGGCTTTTTCAAAGCAAGAAATCACAGTCACTATAAAAAAGCAGTTAATGAAGCACCATACTATCCAGACGGTTGGATGTGGTTTAAAAACACTTATGATTATGATATTTCAGACTGGAATTTAGTAGTTGTAGAAATTGCAAGTGAAGTTGATATTACCTTTATGGAAGGTGCTATAATAAAAGATCTTAAACCACTTGCGAATGATGAAACATTTAAAGATAGGTTGACACTTCTCTAAAATGTGTTATAGTAATTATATAGTTAGAAAAGAGAAGAGGACCAATTATGCAAACAATTTACAATTTACCCAAGTTATATAAAAGAGATACTACTGGAAAAGTACGTGAGTGGACTATGCAGTATGGTTGGAATTTAGATGAAACACAAGCAGGCACAAGAACTATCTCAGGGTTGCAGGATGGTAAAAAAGTTACCAGTGAATGGTATATTACTGAGGCAAAAAATGTAGGTAGATCAAATAGCACTACAAATATTACACAAGCAAAAGCAGAAGCACAAGCAGAATGGGATAAAAGAGTAGAAAAAGAGTATTTTGAGGATATTAATGCAATTGATTCTTATGCTGCTTTTAAGCC